AATGGTTCAAGTATGTCAATTACATTTAGTATGTCTTCGCAATTATGGATTGATATAGTAATTACAGAGGAAATAAAAAAGTTTGTTATTTCATCGTGTAAGGTAAATAAGGGACGAAAATTAAATTATATTAAATTATATGAAAGGGAAATGGGTATCTAATACTATTCATCTACTTTATCTTTTAGTCGCTCATTAATTAGTTTAACATATTCTTCATTTAGTTCAATACCAATAAAAGGAAGATTTAGTTTTTTTGCAGCAAGGCATTCACTACCTGAACCAGCAAATGGAACTAAAACATATCCTTCAGATGATGGCATCTTACAGGAACGAATAAGTTTATCACACAAAGTTAATGGCTTTTGTGTAGGGTGATTTACACGCTCATTCATTCCAGCCCCACCAGCGAGGGTAGGGATTTTTATTACATCTCTTGGTAAAGCCCCATTTGGATGCGCGGTATATGTTGTTTTCTTACCACTTTTATTTTGAAACCTTCCCTCTGTAGCAGTTCTTTCCCTTCCTGCTGCTCCATTTAGAAATCCATCAGTATATGCTTCACGAACTTCATCTTTATGAAATACTTTATCATCTTTCCAAAGAACTAAAATGCTTTCGTGAGATCTTTGCCAGAAATTAAGTGAAGCAACATTCTTATTTGTATAATGCCAGATAATCCAACGCCTATTAATTTTATATGGAACTCTTGATAAAATCAGAGCAAGTATTTCACTAAACCCATATATGAACATAGTCCCATTCGGTTTTAGAATACGAAGGCACTCCTTAATCCATATATCACACCAATTGAGATATTCATCCATAGGTTGTTTATCACTATCATTCCCAAAATCCTTACCAATATTATATGGTGGATCGGCAATAATAATTTGTGCGGAATTATCTTGTAGAGTTGGTAGTATTTTTATAGTATCACCTAAAATGATATCTTGGCGAAGATTTACTTTAGAAATTGGGGAAGTTGTTGTAATAATTTCATTTTGTAAAGGTTTATTAGTAGATTGAAGAAGTTTAATAATATCTTCTTTTTTCTTTCCACTATATCCTTTAATTTTTCGCTCCCTGCATATAGCGATAAGTTCAGATGTTTTCTTATTGGTAAAATCCATTTCTTGTACAAGCGGTTGTGTATTTACTTGTTCATTTTTTGGCTCAACACTATTCGTTTTCAATAAGGCTTCCTTAACCTTTTCCTCTATAATAGTCTCAAGTGTTGTGTTTTTTTCACAAGGCTTCTTTCGTGATTGATGTGTCTCAAGATGACCCTTCTGCTTGAAAACACGACTACAATTCTCGCAAACATAATTCACCATTTCGTTATATTATATACGCATAAAATGTTTAAACCGAAATCACTAATTTCACTTTTTAGTGAAGCCGGGCAATCAATTTTTATACCTTTTTGCAGTTCGCCTTCTGTTCATACGCTCTGAATGAATTCCCATTTCAGGTAGTCGCAGATCTTTTTCCATATTTGGTCATGTGCAATTAATCGGTCTCTGGACTTGAGGAGTGGAAAGTAAACTTTATACTCGTCTAATTCCAACAGCTCGAAGAACTTATACAGAATGTAAGAATACGACAAGAAATTCGTTCGGTCGTCAGGACAGTAAATAAGAAAAGGTGCCTGAATTTCCTGGAACATTGCCCTTATTTTTTCTTCTATTTCCGGTGTGATGGTGGGTGGAGGGTTTCCGTTCAGTCTTGAAATGATGTGTGTTGCGTGCTCATAATACTTTGATCGGTTCAGTTTTTTTAGAATTTCTCGCATATCTTTTTCCGTGAGTTCTGCAACGTTCTGGATTCTGCGTTTCTTGATTTCCAGAACCACTTCGTTCATCACTTCATTGGGAATGATAGTTGATTCCTTTGCTTGGAACTGGTTCAGAATTTCGTTCAAGTGGTTGATCTTTTTATAAGCGTAATTGTTTCTTTCTTTTGGAGGATCGCGAAAACTAGGTAAATCAGAAACTACAAGCATATACTCTTCTGATCCGCACGTTGGACACACAAGTATCCCTTCGTCTCCGATTTCCTCCCTTGCAATATTACATCGGTCACAATGTTCAGTTACCGCTTTCTTTATTTCTGACGATTCTCCTGTATTCAGTTTCATTCTTGATGCGTATTCGTCAAACAGTTTCTTCTTTGAAGGAGCAGAAGTTTCGGAAGTAGACTGAGTTAAGTATTTAACGAACGTGTTCTGGTCTGCAGGAACCATAGCTGTAGGTTGGACTTTTTCGCCTGTGCCGTAATATTTCAGTATAATGTCTGCATTTTTCAAATAGTAATCAGTTAACGGATTCTCTTTTTCAATTCGGTCTTTCAGAATCTTTATTTCGTCTCTCACTTTAGAAGCTTTAAGTATATCTGCAATGTCCTGACTCACTTCCAAATCGTCTAATTCATATTCCAAGTTTTTCAGACGAGTTTTCAAGTCTTCAATATTCAAGGTTTCTTCCTTGATGGTTCCCACAATGTTCTGGTGAACCGAGTCAAGTGTGCCTGTAACAACATCGTTCTTTTTTGAGGCCGATGCTGATTCGCGAGTCCGCTTAATGCGAAAAATATTGTCCATTACTAAATTTACTTTTTCATCCTTAAATTACTGTTAATGCTTTCTTAGCAAGTAAAGGGAACATAACGCGATTCCTACAATTAAAGCGGGGACGGCAACATCCTCTGAAAAAACGCTGAATTTTTCAGTTTGTTTTACGGTGGGACAGTTGGACATAGATACTTCTCTGCAATCGTCTGTACTGAAATCTGGACTTAGATCTGGAGATAAAAAGAACGAGTTTCCTCCCGTTGTGACATTGCATTGGTAACATTTGCAAGGAGGTGACGAGTCTGCTGCCAAAGCCGACATCATGTATAAAGGATTCAAACCTTCAATGTCTCCTACTACTCCTGGAACTAACCCGTTGAAATCCGAAGTCAAGTCGCCCATCCCTTTTGGAACTAAATGAGCTCCTTCAGGCATATTGTTAATGTAGTTATGTCTTGGCTGTTTTGACCCGTCAGGAGCCGTGCATGTTCCTCCTGTATTCACGAAGAACCGGTTTCCTAAAGGAGGATCACCGTTAATCAAAGTCTTGACGTAAGTTCCTACAGCTCCTAAATTTCTACCTAATTGTCCAAAATTACCGTCTGAACCTACACCTAACTTTGAAGTGCTTGGAACGTTGTCTGCGTAACTGTATGCAGGTCCTAAAACATCAGTTTCTGCATTCGAAGCTTTCTTCGATATATCAGACCACACGGAGTTCAACCCTAGGTCGCCCATTGTGTTCTAAGTGTGATTTTACTTGAGCCTTATATGCGGAATTTGTTAGGGCACATGGACGTTGTCTCAAAATAGAGTTCGTAGCGGTCTCAAAAGAGTACCCGAACTTCTTGCACATGAAGAGCAGTGCCAAGTATCCGCTGCGATTGATTCCGCATTGGCAGTGGACGTATATTTTACCGCAAGCGTCTGATCTCAAAAATGTATTCATAACTTTTTCAAATTGGGGGTACCATTCTAATATATTGCATTCAGTGCTGTCTATGGCTTCAATACAAGCATAATTATCTGGATGTTTTTCCCTGAACCATGATGGGCTGTCTTTGTTGAAAGCGCAATTCACCACGTGAGTAATGTTATGCATACGGACGAATCCGGGGGTCAAGTAATGTCCTGGCCCGAAAAGGATGTTCGTGTGTATTTTAGCAGGAGGATCGTTGTCCCATCCACGAGAATTTCTACGAATGGCTATCCAATCCATTACTTTATTGATTCACAAAATACGAAAACTTAAATCAATGTCGCGCCCAGCGTTCCTACGACGTACCCAATAGCTACAGCTACACCAGCTAAGATAGCTGCGCCCATGTAAGAAGGAACACCGCCGGCAGTATACGTATTTGGAATGTATTGCAAAATAAGAGAACGAGGAGTGGATAAGGAAATGATCATGGCGGCTAAAAAGAAACCAAAATAAGTCATTAAGTTTCTTACAGAATTACGAACGACTGCGAAGGTATGTGAATCGCTGCGCAAGGTCATTGCAGGAGTGTTTGCTTCGGAAGTAGGTGTCATCTTATTCGTCAAAAAAGGGTCAGTGCCTCCCGTGACGATAGGAGAAAAGGTGGTGGATTGAGGGAGGCTGGGATTTTGAACGGGTCCGGCTCCCATTAAATCGCTTAAATCAGTTGCTCCTTCTGCCATTTACTTAAAAGATGGTAATTCGCATTCGGCATCTTCCGCAACGTATTTGACACACTTGTCTCCGTGACGAACAACTCGACCTTCTACCTTGTCTACGGGAACAGACAAGGCGTTACGTATAGGAATAGGTTTATGAAAAAGCATGATGATGACGCCAAGACCAATCAAGAACGAGAAGAATGGAATGTTTTTCTGGTCCTTGAAGATATGTAATACACGACTAACGAACATCTCTTACTTTTGAGAAGCGAGTAAATTAAGGGACGTTTGTGTTCCGTCGCAAGGAACTTCTACTGCCTTGAACTTTACGCATCCAGATTTGGTGTGGAAGGCTTTTTTGCTGTCAGGAGTAGGAGTTGCTTCTTCGTCTCGAGGAGGAGGCGAAAACACGGCGACAATTAACATTCCTACTAAACTTCCAACGAACAACCAGGGCAATGATATCATTGTTACTTTAAAGGTTTAATTTTTAGATAAGTCGTTCAACAAATATAGTTCCAGAACCATTACCTGATGCACTTCCAAGACAAAATGTAACACGATATATTCTGCTGTTGGTTGTATCTTGGACGTTGATTATTGCACTGTCTCCACCTGAACCCATATTTGTAGTAAAGAAGCTTGTCCAAGTACTTGCACTCAAAGTCGTTCCACTGTTTGTAAATACAAGAGCGTACGTTTGTCCACTTAAACTTGCGAATACTGAAAAGTTAATTACTGGAGTTGCACTATTACCTCTTACTTGGGGGTACACGTTACCAGACGAAGGATTTAACTGAAATTGTAGAGCGTCTGCAGTCACTATTGTTGGTGAAGCTGCGTTGAACCCACTTAAGGCGAGTGAAGGAGTATAAGACGTTATTTGACCAGAATCTGCGACATCTAAAAGAGTTCCAGAATAACCGCTATTGAGTATTTGAAGGTTTCCTGCGTTGGATAAACGCAATGTCTTGTTTGGATTTGTTGCTCCAGAATAATTGTTTGTGGCTCTCAGAAAATTAGAGTATCCTGCTCCTCCAAATGTATCTGTTCCAGTCACTTGTATCCCCGGATTGGCTCCCGAATAAGTTTGAATGGCTCCAGAGTTGTTAAGTTGAAGTTGGTTTGTGGAAGAAACAAGTAAATTGTTTGATGAGTTTATAGATACTGCACCATACTGATACGGTAAATTAGTAGTATACTGGTTAGTAGGAACACCTATTATAAAAATACCTGAACCACCATTACCTGCAATTCCAGAAGGATATATACCGTCGGCACCACCACCACCACCCAATCCATTTGTTCCATTGGTACCGTTTGAGTTAGATCCTCCGTTACCACCTCCACCTAAACCACCAACTCCACCACCACCGTAACCGGTTATAAAATTTCCACCACCTCCACCACCACCGTAATACGTTCCTAAAAATTGAATACCTACTCCACCATCTGCATGATACGTTGAAGCAGGATCTGATGATCCAGGTTGATTCAAACCATTCGCTCCAATACCACCACCACCTCCACCACCATAAGGTGATGATGATTCTCCTTGAGTATTACCACCATTACCT